TCTCCAATGACAACTTCATTGGAAGGTGATTTCGATACTGGCAACATGAGATATAAGGCTAGAGAGCGTTATAGCTTCGGATATTCAAACTTTAGAGCCGTTTACGGTTCTCAAGGAGCTTAAGGAACGATTTATTGTAGCGTTTCTCACTCAACTACAATTACTTAAGGGAGCTTCGGCTCCCTTTTTTTGTTGATTACTTTCATTTCTAGGTGTAAACTCAAGATAGTTTTAAATTAATTAGCTTAATGAGGATCAATTCGATTTCCATTAATACAAGTAAAGGAGTTCATAATGGCTAATCCACATTTTCAAAACTTAATACTATGGGCAGGTAATACTGTTGCTACGGAGCACAAGAAAAATCAACCCATGTTCGTTCCATATCCATCAGATCAAACGTACTATATGTACCATAATGATTTTTTCACTTATAACTCTGGTGATTGGACTATAACAACTACTGAGGCTGGTACTGGTAGTGCAACTGAAGCTGTAACATCTTCAGCAGGTGGAGCTTTATTGCTTACTAATGCTGCTGGCGATAATGATTTAGACTTTTTGCAATTAAAAGGCGAAGGGTTTAAATTAAGCACAAGCAAAAATGCATACTTTTCTGCTAGGTTTAAAGTAAATGATGTAGACCAATCTGACTTTGTTATGGGTCTTGGCATAACAGATACAACACCGCTTGATACTACAGATGGTGTATTCTTTATTTCAGCAGATGGTGATGCAGGGTTAGATTTCTTAGTTGAGAAAGATAACAGTGCTACTACTACAGAAGATGTAGCAACTATGGCAGATGATACTTTTATTACAACCACTTGGTTTATAGATTCAAATGCTTCAAAAGTATATTATTCAATCAATAATGCTGATCCAGTAGGAGTTGCAATTACCAACTTACCTGATGATGAAGAATTAACTGTATCATTTGGTATTCAAAATGGCGAAGCTTCAGCACAAACTATGACTATTGATTACGTTGTAGCTGCAGTTGAAAGATAAGGAGTAAATTATGGCTGATGCAGTAACATCACAAACCATTCAAGATGGCGAAAAGACTGCTATTATGAAATTTACTAATGTGTCAGATGGCACAGGTGAATCGGCTGTAAAAAAAGTAGACGTTTCTGCACTTACTACAAATAGTGCAGGAGAGTCTTGTACTTCAGTATCAGTCGCTAGAATATATTGGGCTACTAGAGGTATGGGTGTAAATTTAGAGTTTGATGCTACTTCTAATGTGTTATTAACTGGTTTACCATCAGATAGCACTGGAGATGAGTATTACGATTTATTTACAGGCATACCGAATAATGCAGGAAGTGGAGTTACTGGAGATATTGACTTTACTACTGTTGGACACTCTAGTGGCGACACATATTCAATCATTTTAGTTCTTAATAAAAACTATTAATGAATGGTTGTAAAAAGAAGAAAAACTAAAAATATACGTAGAACAACTGGTAAGGGCGGTAACTTCCGCCCTACTAAGTCTGGTGCAGGCATGACTAAAAAAGGTGTGCGTGCGTATAGAAAAGCTAATCCAGGTAGTAAACTTAAAACAGCAGTAACAGGTAAAGTTAAAAAAGGTAGTAAAGCTGCTAAAAGAAGAAAGTCTTATTGTGCTAGATCACTTGGGCAGTTAAAGAAAAGTTCTGCTAAAACTAGAAACAACCCTAATTCAAGAATTAGGCAAGCAAGAAGAAGGTGGAAGTGTTAAATGGCAAAATCTAAAACTAAAAAAGATGCTTGTTATCATAAAGTAAAACGTACTGCTAAAGTTTGGCCTAGTGCTTATGCTAGTGGCAGATTAGTACAATGTAGAAAAGTTGGTGCAGCTAACTATGGAAACAAATCAAGAACAAAAAAAGCAAAAGGTGGCCCAGTAATAAGAGGTCAAGGCATTGTAATGACTGATAGGCTTAGATAATGGCTAAAGAAGGTTTAAAAAAATGGTTTTCACGTAACAAAGGCAAAGGGTGGGTAGATTGCAAAACTGGTAAACCATGTGGTAGACAAAAGGGTGAAAAAAGAGGTTATCCTGCTTGTAGACCAACTATGGCTGAATGCAAAAAAAAAGGTGCTGCATCAGCAATTAAGAAAAAAACAAGCTCTAAAAGAGTAAATTGGCAAAAAAAGTCCACAGGAGGACCTATGATAAAAAATAAATCTAAAGCTGATCTTAATAAAGATGGCAAATTATCTTCTTATGAAAAGAAAAGAGGCATGGCTATTGAAAGATCTATGGCTGCTCAAAACAGAGTAAAAGTGAAAAATGGTGGTTTTATAGCTAGAGGTTGTGGTAAAGTTATGAATAACCGCAGAAAAGTAACCACTATAAGCTAGGAGAAATTATGCCAAAGAAAAAATCTGAAGATCCAAAATTACAAGCTAGATTAAATGCTAAAGTAAGACCAGATGAGCCAGTTAAGGATGAGCGTATTTACATAAATATGCCTAAGAAAAAGGCTCCTGCAAAAAAAACCACTGCTAAAAGAGGCAGACCAAAGAAAAAGGATTAATTATGTTTAAAAGAACAAAACATTACGCAATGGGTGGTGCTGTAAAGGGCAGTAAATATATGTCCAAAGGCGGTGCTATGAAAGGATCTAAGTACATGGCTAAAGGCGGTGCTATGAAAGGTTCTAAATATATGGCGAAAGGTGGGGCAATGAAAAAGTCTAAATATATGGCTAAAGGTGGCTCCATGAAAAAAAGTAAATACATGGCAAAAGGTGGTAAAGTTTAACTTTAAATAACGGGGGTTATTTTGTCTTATTTAATATCAAATATCCCACAGTTCAAATGTTGGGTGCGTAAAGAATTTACAGCAAATCATCAAAACTATCATGGTGAGTACTTGCACGCTTTAGCGTTTGCAGTCAATACCATTCCTGATAGATCCTTATCATTTCAAGTTGTTTTTACTGGTTGTGAAACTGATTTTGAAGGTTATCCTGATGAAAACGTACATGGTGGTGCAATGTGGGCTAGAATGCCTATACAAGCTCTTGTAGCTGATGTACCTTTGCAAGATTGGCCAAAACCTATGGAAGATCATCTAGCTCAACCTTGGGATTGTTTAAGTCATCATCATTCAGTTGTAGTTTTAGATAGAGTTAGTTCTTCTCCCTGGATATGTAAAATAGGTGGAGAATTTTATACAGGAACATATATGTTTACAGTTGATTATACTGAAAACAGCATTGCTGATGATTCAGCACAGCATAAACAAAGTCATGTGCTATACTTAACAGATGCAGGTGAATATACTGGTAATTTTGTAGCTTTACCCAATAATAGAGTAAGAGCAACAAATCCTGCTTTGTGGCGAGTTGGAGAAGGTGCTCCAGACTTTTCACCAAGTCAGTGGATTCATACAGCAGAAAAACATGAAAGTTATATAGATCCAAATATAACATTTGATAATTTATATAACCAAGAGGATAATAAATAATGGCATTATCAGGTAGTACAAATTTTGAACCAAACGTAACTGAGTTTATTGAAGAAGCATATGAAAGATGTGGAGCTGAATTAAGGACAGGTTATGACCTTAAAACAGCAATACGTAGTGTTAATTTAATGCTCGCTGAATGGGCGAATAGAGGTTTAAACCAATGGACCATTGAACAAGCAACACAAACTGTTACAGAAGGAACTTCAAGTTATTCTCTTAATTCAAATGTAATTGATGTTTTAGATGTGGTTGTACGTAGAACAGTAAATCAAACACAAACAGATATAAGCATGAATCGTATTAGCAGATCTGAATATTTGAATATTCCTAACAAAACTACAAAAGCAAGACCATCTCAATTCTTTTTTGATAAATTAAGCACTCCATCACTTAAAGTTTGGCCTGCACCCGAAAACAGCACAGATATTTTAGTTTTTAATAAACTTGTGCGTATGGATGATGCAGATGCAGCTACTAATACTATGGATATGCCTTTTAGGTTTTACCCTTGTTTTGTAGCAGGTTTAGCTTATTACATATCTTTAAAAAAGAATCCACAACTTACTCCTCAACTAAAAGCTTTATATGAAGAAGAGTTCCGTAGAGCTGCTGACCAAGATGAAGATAGAGCGTCATTCAGAATTAGACCAAATATAAGGATGAATTAAAATGGCATACGCACTTGGTAAATTTGCAAAAGCTTTATGTGATAGGTGTGGTTTTGAATATAAATTAAACGAACTTAAACAAGAATGGAATGGGTTAAAAACTTGTCCAGACTGCTACGAGCCAAAACATCCACAATTAGAGCCTCTTACAGCTACTGCTGATCCAGAAGCTTTGTATAAACCAAGACCAAATAATGATGTTGAAGAAGGTGAAGGTTTTGTTGTTGTTGTACAATCAAATAACTTTAAACCAGATTTTCTTAATCCATCAACTTTACCAACAAACTTTACAGTAAGCGAGATGACAGGTGGAGTAGGCGAGGTTACAATAGTTACATGACATTATCAGAGTTAAAAACACTTATACAAAATTATGTAGAAAATACAGAAACTACTTTTGTAGCAACATTAGATGATTTTATTAAAAATGCAGAAGAAAGAATATTTGAGCTTATACAGTTTGATTTCTTTCGTAAAAATGTTACTGGTACCTTGTCAACTGGTAATACTTATTTAACAGCTCCAAACGATTTTCAAATGAGTTTTTCTCTTGCAGTAATAGATAGCAATGGTGATTATAAATATTTAGATAAAAAACACCCGACTTTTATGAGAGAGTACAGCGTTGATCCAACAGATACTACAGCTAGAAGTCAACCTTTATATTATGCAGATTTTGATAAGGAACTATCTACAGCTTCTAATAACGGTTCTACCCTCATAGTAAGTCCTGTTCCAGATGCTGATTATAACGTTGAATTGCATTACTTATTTAAACCAAATTCATTAGTTACAGATACTACAGGTACTTGGATTTCTAATAATGCAAGAAACGCTTTACTATATGGTTCATTAGTAGAGGCTAATATTTTTTTAAAAGGTGAAAGCGATATGCAACAGCAATACGAGCAACGTTTTTTACTAGAAATAACAAGGCTTAAAAACCTTGCAGAAGCTCGCGGAAGGAGAGATGAATACCGTTATGATTCTTTGAGGACAACGGTATCTTAAAAATACATGGAAAAAATTGAAAGTCTGAAAGGCAAATCAGTTGCTATAGTTGGTCTAGGCAAAAGTTGGTTTGATTACAATCTAGCAAAATCACACGGTGTTCATTTTGATGAAGTGTGGGTTATAAATGGTGTTGGCACTGTAATTTATCATGATAGAGTATTTATGATGGATCCTGCATCTAGGTTTTTAGATACAGAAGACGCAGGTGGACAAACCGAAAGCATGGCAAAAATGTTACAAGAACATGAGGGTCCTATCTATACGTGCGAATTGGATGATAGATGTCCAGGTTTAGTTGAATATCCTGTAGAAAAGGTCATTCAAGACCTGAATTGTTATTACCTTAATAACACAGTTGCTTACGCAATAGCATTTGCTTTATGGAACGAAGTATCAGTTTTAAAAATGTTTGGTGTAGATTTTTCATACAAAGGTAACTTACATTTTGCCGAAGCAGGTAGAGGTTGTACTGAGTTTTGGTTGAGTAAATGTATATCAGCAGGTATGCAAGTTGAAGTGGCACATACATCTGGGCTACTTGATACTGATGTCCCAGCAGAACAAAAGCTTTACGGTTATCATAGATTAGCAAATCCTTTGATTGTGATGGCGGATGAAAATGGTTTAAAAGTTGAAAAAATTAATAATCTTGATATTACAAGAACATCAAGACAACCAGTGCTTATAGATCGTAACGACTCACACTTAAAACCACCTGAACCAGATAAATGGTAAATGAAATTACACCACCAGGATTACCTGCATTAGGTATTATAGAAGCAAAAACATCTAATTATGGTGGACATCCTCCAGAGTTTTGGGCAGAAAGACTTACTGAAAAAATAGTGAGCACAAGTGATAGTGAAGATCCATATATCAAAGAACAAGCAAGAGTATATAGAGATATGATTTATAAGGTATGTTTGATTTATATAAAAAATGCGTTAAAATCTTACAAGGCAACTTTGATACAAGATTTATCAGGTCAAGGTAGCGAAGATATAGCAAAAATAATTAAAGGTATTTAATATGGCCATTACATCAACATTAACTACAAGTTTTAAAAAAGAACTATTAACAGCAACGCACAATTTTGCAACTAATGGTAATGCTTTTAAACTTGCTCTCTATACAAGTTCTGCCACCATGGGAGCGACTACAACTGCTTATTCAACTTCACAAGAAGTAAGTGGTACTAACTACACAGCAGGCGGAGCCGCATTAACTAAAGTAGCACCAACAAGTGGTGGTACTACAGGGTTTACTGATTTTGCAGATTTAACATTTGGTACAGCTACTGTTACTGCAAGAGGTTGTTTAATTTATAACGACACTAATAGTGATAAATCTGTTGCTACAATTGATTTTGGTGGCGATAAAACATCAACTGCAGGTGATTTCACTATCGTTTTCCCAGCAGCAGCAGCAAGTACAGCTATTATAAGAATAGCCTAGTCTAGCCTAATATGGCTAATATAACTGGTTGGGGTAGAGGAACCTGGGGTTCTAATACTTGGGGCGAACCAAATCCAGTTACCCTCACAGGATTAGCAGCAACAAGTGCTGTTGGTTCTGTAACTATCGTAGCAAAAGCTAATGTAATTCCAACAGGACAATCAGCAACTGGATCAGTAGGAACTCCTACTTTTGATTGTGAAGCTAATTTAACTCTTACAGGGCAATCAGCTACAAGTGCTCTTGGCACACCAACAGTTGTAGCAAAAGCAAATATTACGCTATCTACACAAGTAGGAACCAGTGCTTTAGGCACCGTATCTACAGTTGCTAAAGCAAACATAGTACCAACAGGACAATCTGCAACATCGGCTATCGGAGGTGTGGGTGTCAATGGAGATGCTGTTGCTAATGCACCAGGAGCCGTAGGATCTGTCGGTAGTGTTGGCGTAGATGTAGATGGAGAAGCTAATGTTATCATATCAGGAGTTGCAGCTACTTCAGCACTAGGATCAGTAACCATTCATCACAACGCACAGTTTAGTATTGATGGTGTTAGTGCCACAGGTAATGTAGGTTCTGTTACTATAATATCTAAAGGAAACATTACTATTACAGGAGTCGAGGCTACTGGATCTGTAGGTAGTGTTTTAGTTTGGTCGCTAATAGATGATACACAAACAAAAAATTATGCTAATATAAATACTGACCAAAGTTCATCCTTTGCTGAAATAAATGAAACACAAACTCCAAATTGGGAAGAGGTAGCATAGAATATGGCAACTTATGTAAATGATTTAAGGTTAAAAGAGATAGCGACAGGTGATGAGTCAGGAACCTGGGGCACTTCTACAAACACAAACTTAGAACTAATAGCTGAGGCCTTTAGCTTTGGTACAGAGGCGATAACTACAAACGCAGACACACATACAACCACAATAGCTGATGGATCTACTGATCCAGGCAGATCAATTTATTTAAAATATACAGGTACTCTTGATAGTGCTTGTACTATTACTATAGGCCCTAATACCGTATCTAAACTTTGGTTTATAGAAAACGGAACATCTGGCTCACAAAATATAATTATTTCACAAGGCAGTGGAGCAAACATAACTATACCTGCTGGTGATGTAAAAGTAGTTTACTCTGATGGAGCAGGTTCAGGAGCAGCAGTTGTTGATGCTTTTGCTAGTCTTTCTGTTGTAGATCTTAAAGTACAAGATGATTTAACAGTAACAGATGATATGACTGTTGGTGGCACATTAGGTGTTACTGGAGTTGTAACAGCTAATGCAGGTGTAGTAGTAGATAACATTACAATAGACGGAACCGAAATAGATTTATCTTCTGGTGATTTAACACTTGATGTAGCAGGAGATATTATTCTCGATGCTGATGGTGCAGATATAAAATTATTAAATGATGGAACACATTGGGGTTCTTTATATACTAATGCAACACCTGCTAATTTATATTTACAAAACATGGTATCTGATGGCGATATTTATTTATCAGGTAGTGATGGTGGTTCTAATATAAATGCTCTAGTTCTTGATATGTCAGATGCAGGAACAGCACAATTTAACAATAGAGTTGCGATTGGTGGAAGTCCAAGTGTTGCACAACTTGACATAAAAGCCAGTAATTCAAACAAATATATTTATTGCGATGATGGAACTAATGCACTATTAGAAATTAAAGGAACAAGCAGTGAATTAGCAATATCTTCACAAACTACAGGTTTTTCTGCTCATGAGGATATACATTTAAAATCACATAATCTTATGTTTTATCAAAATGGTTCTGAACAAGCCCGTATTGATAGTGCAGGAAATGCTATGTTTGGAACTACACAAAATATAGCAAACACAGATTCTAATGATACTGGAGGTAGTGCAGCTTTCTTTGGCATGTCGGCAAGTCAAACTGGAACTGGAGTACATATATCTTCAAGAAGAGCTGCTCCTTTAGTCTTAAATAGAATGGCAAATGATGGTGATATAATCACTATAAATCAAGCAGGTTCAACAGTTGGTTCTATTGCTTCTGATGGCAACGATTTAACACTTGATGTAGTAGGTAATATAAGATTAGATGCTGATGATAATGGTGAGATAAGATTTCAAGATGCAGGTACAACTTACGCAACAATTAAGAAAGATGGCAACAACGCACTTTTTCAATCTATAGTAGCTGATGGCGATTTTATAATACAAGGTATTGATGGCTCTTCTTTTATTTCTGCTCTTAGCATTGATATGTCAGAAGGGGGGAATTGTGCAATAGGCTCACACACACCTACAGCAAAACTAGATGTTAGAGGTTCAGTAAATTCAGAACACGTAGTAATTACAGGTGGTAGTAACTCGGGCAGAGGATTATCAATACAAACTGCTTCTAGTGGTGGTCAACAAGATGCTGGTGTAGTATTTGATGCACAAGATACAGAAAGTGGTGCAAATCCATATATCGCTTTTGAAACTGCTGGTAGTGAAGCCATGAGAATCACAAGTGGCGGAGACGTACTTATTGGAGTAACCAGTGCAGGTGCAACCTTGCATGTTAAAGAAGCAGCAAATAAAAGTGAATCAGATGGTCATTTTAGAATTGAAGGAAATGGATATTCTTCAATCCAATGGTTAGATGGAACTGCTTATTATATTGGGCAAAACTCTAATTCCAGAAGTTTGCGATTTTACTCAGGTTCTGATGAAACTGCGGGTGCTCAGTTATCAGCAGGTGGCACTTCTTTTACTACATTTTCTGATGAAAGGTTAAAAGAAAATGTACAAGATATTGGTTCTGTTAAAGAAAAAATAAAAGATATAAGATGTGTAAGTTTTAATAGAAATGATATAGAAAATTCAAAAGAAACGATTGGTTTTATTGCACAAGATTTTATAGGTAAATTTGACCAAGTTTTAGATAAAAGTAAATTTACAGGTGATGATACCTATTATTATGGCATTAAATATACAGAAACTATACCAATTTTATTAAAAGCTATACAAGAGCAACAAGAGCAGATTGATGCCTTACAATCTGAAATTAATATTTTAAAAGGAGAATAATATGGCAATAGGATATACTTGGGATTGTAAAACTTGTGATA